ATAAAATCAGCTTTAATCTTTTGCTCTAATTTGATGTTTGTGGTAGTCATTGTTTTTGGGTTTAAAGGGTTAGTGTGTTTTTTTCCGTTTTGGTATATGCAAATGTACATACATATATATATACGTTCCAAATGTTTTTTTATTTTTTTTTCTGCGTTTCCAGCGCGTATGGGCACTTTCTGAAAAAAACTTTCAGACACCATTGATTTTGAAGCCTTGATTTTCTGCCGTTACCTCAAACGTGCGAACAAAACGACGCTGGCCAGCAGTCCCAAAATCGCCCCGACAAGCAGTATCGGCCACCTGCTTTTGCGCTTCTTCGGCTGAACTACAACAGTGCGCTCTACGATTGTCGTATCGCGCAAAATAAGCCGCTCTACGACAGTATCTCTGCGCAGACGGATGACAATGCCAGTCCCTGAATTTGCGACGCTTAGAACGCTTGTTTTTGTGCTATCACGCAATGCGAAGCGTCTGACGATTCCAGCGCTGTCGCAGAGGTCAGGGAGCGTCAACTCGGTCAAGCTTCCAGCGGTGACGACCTGCCGGTCCGTGTGGACGATAGCACTTGTGCGGATGACCTCCGCAGGCTTCCGGCAGCAAGCGAATAGCAGCAAGCTAAATATGAGCGTACTCCTGTGCAGCATTGAATGATGGACAGGCTTTAGCTACCTTTGGGAAGTCGCGATGGCCGAGGATCTTGGCCGCTGGGTACTTGGCGCGCCATTGATGCAAGACTTGTGAAAGCGCGTCTTTTTGCCCTTGTGTGCGATTGTCGACCGGGTTGCCTCTGCTATCAACGCCGCCGATGTAGCTGGCGTGGAGGCTAAGCGAATTGTAGCCAGCAACGCCGTTGCAGATGGCTTCATCATCAGCCAAGGTAATTACTTCTCCATTGGCTTTTACGATCTTATGATAGCCCGGTGACTTCCATTTCAGATTGGTCCGCCAGTAGTTTTGGATTGAATCAATCGTCGTTGATTGAGGTGTCGCCGTGCAGTGGACGACGAGGTACTTGATGTTTCGCATTTGACCTGATTAGGTTGCAAAATTAAATATCATTTGCCGCCATTTTGTACCCTATTAGGTACATAAGGCCGCATATTGCCCTCACTTGCCCCCTATCGGGTACTGGTCGTCGTAAACGTCGCATCAATAACGCGGGTTTCTATTTTCTCATTTACAATCTTAACAAGGCTCAACTTCATCCAGTAACCGCCGAGCGGCTTCGGCGGCCTGCCCCTCTCGACGTGGAAGCCACCCACTCCGCCTGCATATTCCTCCTTGTACGTCGCAGTCCTGATCTGATGCAGTGGCCGCTGCCTCATCATGTAGTTGGTTCGGTTGAGGTAGCTGATGACGTTGATGTGGTGGTACAGCTCGTGGACGTGACCTTGCCATGTGCAGTCGTAGCCTTCAACCATCGCCATGATCCGCTGGTCTTGGATGACACCCTTGGTCACTACGCCTCCTCCTCCTGATCCGTGAAAGTAGTGCATGGCAAAGCGTGTGTAGTGGTTGGTGTTCGGTGAATGGGCAAAGCCAAACAGTATCGCGCCGCCGTAGCCGCCGAGTTGGACGTCAGTGCCGCACTCGTGGTTCAAGAGCATGACGAACATCTGCAGCGCGTCAAATTCTACATTGCGGATGACGCTCGTTTCGTGGTTGCCATAGCCAATCAGCGCGATGTGCTTGGCGTATGGTTTGAACCACTGCACAGCATCGTTCACTACGGCTTGCAGGTAGTTGCCCTTGTTGTGTTCAGGTCGTATATCATCCTTGCCTCTGCGTGGATCGCCTCTGCCTTGCATCAGGCAGAACGTGTCGCCGTTCATGATGACCTTGGCGTTGCGGCGCACGGCTTCGTCGAGGTGGCTTTTTAGTAGATCGCGATCGCACTTCGGATTGTCCCAGTGCAGGTCGCTGATGAGCAGAAACTCCGCCTCCTTCCCCTCGCAGTCAATCGTGTGGACGTTGGCTGCGCGTCGGGTTATCTTCATATTATTGGTTTGGTGGTGTCGACTTTAGAAGCCGCAAAATACGATGTTCTAATACTTCTGTAATCTTGACACCTGAAAATCCGACGATGAAGGCGAGGCCGTACTCGATGTTCGGTGCTTGTATATTGAGGATGCCGATGATGACAGGCGCGATGTAGGTTGCGGAGAGTGTGCCGGAAAGGACTGCGATTAGCTGCATCTTCCAGTTCTTCATCTTGGGCGCGAGCAGGAGTGCGCCGAAGAATCCAGCGATTGTCAGACCGATGTTGATGCCTATGCTTTTGAGGAAGTCTATCATTTGTTTGCGTTGTAGTCAGTCGTGTACTGCTCATCCCATCCGAGGAAGCTGTGCACGCCTATTGGCGGAGGCCATACCTGATGACGTTTCCAGTGTTCAGGTTCGTCTTTGTCCCAAAGGATGTCGACGCAGTACGCCTTTGGGTTTTCGTGGTTAATGTGGCCAAGTTCAACGCATAAATGCGATGCAGGCTCTATATCGTGAATTGTACGAAAGTCAGCGTAAACGTCAAACTCGTATTTTCTGAATGTCGGCATTTATAGTCGGGTTAATTCGGCAAGTTGGTCGTTAGATAGCCGTGTTGTGTAGAGTGCGGCGGCGCGGATGCGGTCGTTGAGGAAATTTGTTGAGGCGCTACTTTCAATTTTACCCAAAAAAACGGAAGTGCAGGCAGGCACTAACGCAGATGTGTCAGTGCCAATTTGTGTGCCGTTGAGATAAAATGCGTAGTCGTTTTCCTTATACGCGACAGCGACTTTGTAAATACCTGATACTTGTGCGCTACTGCTCAAATCGACCTGACCACTTGTGCTGACGTTAGCAAGCAACCTGAACCTTGACGCTGTGTTAAATATCAATGTAATTCTATTGTTCGTAGTGCCATCGGATAATGCGATTATTCTTGCGTTTTGCTCAAAATTTTTCAAATCCACCTCCGCATAAATCGTCCCCTCCGTCTGCCCAATCAACCCGCTGACCAGCGCCCCCGATGCGCTGATGGTATCAGCGGCACGGCTGCCTGTGCCTGATGTTGTGGGGATGTATGTGGTCGCATTGCTGCCTGCTTCCAGTTGTGCGCCCCAGACGTACACGTTATTTCCGCTTGCGCTATTTATGATAGCACTTGACATCGTTCCATCGCTCGTATTGGCACGAATATTTCCAGCAATCGAAACGCTCAAAAGAACCGTCATTCTGCAACGATACCATCCGTTTCCGTAGTTTTCAATGCCCTGCGATTGCAGTGTATATCCAGTGCCAGCGACTCCGCTAACTGCAAGTGCGCCTGTGTTCAAATTCCAAATGACTGCGGCTCCGCTTGCAACACCTCCGTTCTCCATCGTTAGGCCAAAGAACCCGCTACCCGCTTTTGCAAATGCAGAATAGGTGTATGTTGTTCCCGAAACAAAAGAAAACGATTGAATAATCCTTGCGCTTCCACTAGCTGTTGCCGTCAATAAATCAGCATCAGTTGAACCATTAGGAGCAGTAAAAGCAGCCGTTGAGCCAGTCGTTACCGTTATGTTTGTTGGCGACCAAGTCCCAGAAACTTGAAAGCCAGCACTCTGCAACGCCAAATTCTGCGCACTCGGCTCAACCAACAAGGCAGGGCACGACTGCCCCAGCCAATCGATGCGCGGCACTCCCGAAGCTACGCTCTCAATCAACCCGCTGCTATTCACCCGCGTCGCCGTTGTGTTGCGGCTGACGGCGAACCGCATCGTGCTGTCCTCCGCCACAAATGGAGGCACGTCTTGGTATAGGTTGCCAGCCTTGTAGAATTGCGGAACGATCAGCAGCGATGGCGTTGCAGGCAGACCGTCAGTGTAAGCCTCTTGACCGCGTGCCACCAAGCAGCTGCCTGTCCCAGCGTTTTCATCTTCAACAGTAGCACCTGCGCCCTTCGCGCCTTCAAGCGCTGCTGCCCACTGCTTCTTGTAAGGATTCGTGCCGTGTTGCGCGACAAACGGCAAGCCGTAGCCAATGCCTAAAGCCATCAGACCGCGCTTACGATGGTTAC